TATTTTTGATACAAGTTTTAGTAAAATGCCATCTATATCGGTAGCAATATATAATGAGTATCCAAGTGTTTTTCAGGCTACAATTAGCAAAGTTACTAAGTTGGGATTTTCTTTATATCTTGAAACAATAAAAGAAACCTCGGAGCAAAGTGTGTTAGTACATTGGATAGCATCAGCAAAATGATTATTTAAGTCCCAAAATGTATATTGCATTAAGCCCAAATCCCTCATTGGCCTCAGCGTCAATCAATGTTATTGTGCCAGCTGAGTAATTTATGGATAGCAAAACGTTTGCGCAATATCCGTATGATTTACCTGGTATTGTTATGTACTGTGATCCGTCTAAAATATGACTTACTAATGGCACAAGGGTAAAATTAAAAAACATATTACCATTACTCGCTTGCTGTATAATTACCATGATTTCGATAGTTTTATAACCATTAAATGAAATCCCTGTTATTGACTTATTAATCATGGATAAAGTAGCAAGCTGGGTTCCTGTCCCAATAGATGCTAAATTGCTACATTATTTTTATCTTTGCCACAAATGCCACCCTGGATATGTTAAAATGGTATTGTTTAGAAGAATGTCATATTAAATAAGTTTCATAATTTTCATTCAAAAAGTGATAAAATTTATAGTGAGAGAAATATGATAACACCTGGGTAATCCTGGGTGTTTTTGTTTGCTAAGAGGGGATGATTATGGCTTTTGAAGGTTGGCTGTTAAAAATAAATGGTAAGACGTTCCCTACCAGACTTATTGCGGCTGAATCCCTAAAAATCACTCCAGACCAGATAATGGATTTAGACCCATATCGAGATGCGGATGGAGTATTGCATCGGACTGCGCTTCCACACACGGCTACCTCAATCGAATTCACAACAACTGCCTTGTATTTGAAAGATGCGGAAATACTTAATTCCTTCTTGCCGCATGACAACAGGGTGAAATGTCAAGTTGAATATTGGAATCCTAATACGTCCTTGTATGCTTCGGGGACGTTTTATATTGCTGATGTGCCATACGAATTTTATATGGTTGATGAAGAGAAAAATGAGATTTTGTACAAGCCAATTAAGGTAACATTTACAGAATATTAGGTGGTGATAATAGATGCTGGATATTCCGGAGAGCATAAAGAGTTTATTTAAGTCTGACAATACAACAAATGATACACGGAGACATTTGAAATTGTATTTCTACAACAAAGATGTTCCCCTGTATCCTTCTGACGAGTTGCTTCCGATAGACCAAGAGCCGTGTTATGTGATAGACAATAAGCAGGTGCTTACCGAAGCATTGACAATCACTGAGAGCCTATGTGAAAGCGATGATTTGAAATTTGGAGAGTGTAATGCGGCGCAGTTTGAAATCACTGTGGCAGATGTATTGATTGACCTTTCCGGAAAAGAATTCATCTTCACCATTGAAGTTGGTGGATACGAAATGACCATGGGGATTTATCGGGTAGAAAGTTTTGTGAGGTTGGAATCTGACCGCAGAAAAAAGAAAATCACCGCTTACAATCGAATGAGAAGATTTCAAACGGACGTTACTGCCTGGTATCAGGGCCTGAATTTCCCAATGACGCTGAAATCTCTCCGGGATTCATTGTGCGGTCATATCGGAATAGAGCAGGTTGACACGTCGCTCCCACTTGATAATATGCTGATTTCAAAGACAATCGAGCCGGAGCAATTGAGCGGATTAAAAGTGTTGCAGGCCATTTGCGAAATTAATGGATGCTTCGGGCAGATAGATAAGACTGGGCGAGTGAAATATGTTTCGCTAGAAAATGCAAGTCTGTTTCCTTCCGAAGATTTATTTCCTGACGATAATTTATTCCCCTCCCAGATGTCACAAGGGGAGACACTATCTTTTTATAAACAGTCAGAAACCAGTTATGAAGATTATACAGTGAGGCCAATTGATAAAGTCCAAATACGTCAGGAAGAGGGCGATATTGGCGGTTGGTCACATGAGGAAGGTACAAATTGCTATGTGGTTCAAGGGAATTTTCTGGCATATGGAAAATCAAGCGAAGAATTAGACAGAATTGCAGATGTTATCTATGACCAGATAAGTGGACGGTTGTACAGGCCGTGCAAAATAGTGGGCCCGGCGCTTCCGTGGGTTGAGGTGGGAGATGGCATTATCTGTTATACAACAGATGATGTAATTGAAACTTATTGCCTAAAGCGGACGCTAAAGGGCATCCAGGGAATGATGGATACCTATGAGGCTCGCGGAAGCCTTGAGTTGGAAGAGAATACAGGCATACGTTCTGAGATTGTCCAGCTAGAGGGAAAAGCAGCTATAATTAAAAAATCAGTCGAGGAAGTGTCTGTCAAAGTAACGGATTTAAAAGAATATGCTGAAGCTCAATTTAAAGTGACATCCAATGAAATTGCTGCTGAGGTTAAGCGAGCGCAGGAAGCTGAATCCTCTTTGTCGGTAAAAGCAAATGAAATTGCTCTGCGCGTTAGCGAGAAGGTTTCCAGGGGTGAAGTTACAAGTGAGCTGAATTCAGAATTAAAAATAACAGGCAATAGGATAGAATTGACCACAGGGAATTTTATCATTACTGCAAAAAATTTTACGGTTGATGAAAGTGGTGATTCTGTTTTTTCGGGAAATATTAGAGGTGCCTCTTTTATTGGCGGCAACATCGATATTGGTAATGGGAAATTTAAGGTTAATTCATCTGGCATTGTTGAAGCTTCAGACGCTGTAATAAGGGCCGCGGCATTTAACTCAACAGGAATCATTTATGCTGAGAAAGGGATTGAGTGCAATGGAGAAATAGAGGCTGGCACGGGGTCGTTTGGCGGTGTTAATGCGAGAGGGATATATTGTACTGGTACGGTGTATGGTAAGGATTGGCAGTATATTTCAGACGGAAGATGCAAGGAGAATATTCAAAAAATAAGCCCAGAGGAATGTTATGAAATAGTTTCCAGATTGCAACCTGTAGCTTATAAGCTGATAGACTGTGATATACATGGCGTAGGATTTATAGCACAGGATGTCAAAACAGTATTGCGTGAATTACATCTGGATTATGCGTTGGTTGGATACTACGAGAAAGAGGATATATATACGTTGCCATATGGAAACTATATAGCAATTCTCGCGGGAGCAATTCAGTATATAAATTTGAGGAAGGATGAATGGACATGGAAAAACGAGACGAACTGATAGTATACCGTAAAAGAGACATAGATAAAGTTGTTGGATTTATTGATAGCCTTGAATGCAAGGGAATTGCGGCGGCCCGGAAACTAGCACTGATTGCCAGCATCTTGGAAGCCGGAAAACCATTAAAGGAATATATTGAAGAAGAAAAGAAAGAGGGAGATGTGTAATGGCATATAAACCGTTTTACCAGATAACGGATTGGCAGAACCTTCCAATTCAGAAAACGCCAATAAACAGGACAAACCTTCTCCATGTAGAAAACGGAATCAAGGAAGCCGATAACCGGATTATCCACCTTGATACTGAAAAACTAGAAAAATCGGAAGCAAATCTGATGGTTAAATCCGTTGTGGTTGATGCGGAAACTGGTGTGATTACGGTTACTCTGCTAAACGGTACGGTATATACATACGATTTGGACATTGAGCGTGTAGTTGTGAATTTTGACATAACGGATGACAATATCCTAATCCTCACCTTGGCTGACGGGACTAAGAAACGGGTAGATTTGACAAGGTTTGTGTATAGCTTTTCAAATACAGCAACAATCACGATGAAGATGGTAAACAGGAAAGTTACTGCTGAAATCGTTGATGGTTCCGTTACCATGGCGAAGCTGGATGTATCTATCCAAAGTACGTTTTTGCAATATCTTTTGGATGCTGAGTCGGCTAGAGACCTTGCCTTGCAGTACCAGAAAAATGCAAAGCGATATGCTATCGGTGATGCTGAATTTGATGGAAGTGAGACAGATAATGCAGAATATTACTGTGACCAATCTAAAAAATATTCCGAAATCGCACAAGAAGTTGCCGCAATCACTTATCCAAATGTATACGTGGATATTGGGAATGGACATTTGTTAGCTATTGGTGGAAATAATTTTTATCTGTCATTAGATTCATCGGGGCATCTTATTTCTCAAATTGGAAGCGGGGAGACAGTATGATTGTAAAGATTGGTAAGGATAGGACGGTTATCTGGGATGCAGAAACATTTGATTAGTGAGGTGACGTAATATGGCAGATTTAGGAAAAGTAGCAGTGACAGACGGTGGGAATTATTCCGCCAGTACAACATATGAAAAATTGACCTTTGTACATTATCAGGGTGATGCGTACATGACGCTAAAAACAGTGAAGGGTGTTACGCCTACAGATGATGGCGTGAACTACAGGCGATTCTGCAAAAGTGCAGAATTGGCTACAGCCTCCAAAGCCGGTATTGTTATGCCAGACGGAACAACAACTACCGTGGACAGCAGTGGGAATCTAAGTGCAAAAAAGGCTACCCAATCTACCACTGGCATTGTAAAAGGAAGTAACAGTATTAAGGTGGGAAGTGATGGCGCGATTGATGTCAATACGACATTCACTCAGGCTGTTAATTTGGCGAATATTATCACTGGAGAAGCAATTGCAACCATTTTAGGCAAGGTGTCTAAAGCTATTGCCACGACAATGAATTTGAATCAGAACGCATTATTGAAAAGTATGCTTACCAGCATTGATGCAAACGATTCTAGCAAGATTCCGACATCGGCGTATATTCATACACTGGTTGAGCGGATTGGAATGGGAACACAGTTGACCGCCGGAGCTAATTTGACGGAAGCGGCAAATAATTTAAGTAGCAATTTAGCGAACAAAAATATTATCGGGACCTATAATATTCCCAATATTACAGGTGTTTCAACGGAACCGGAAAATATCACCAGCGGATATCATAATGTGGCGAAATATAGTAATGGACAATGCATTTATTCTGCCTTGGTATATGTCTATACATCGGCAATCTCTAATTCCGTCATTGGAACCATATCCAGCCAATATGCCCCAAAGCAGGATGTCAGCGCCTATGTATATGATTTTGCAGGAAACCGCTTCCTTATGGTGTTAATATCATCAGATGGGACAATAAAACTGCTGACGTTGGAAGGGACAGCAATACCGGAATCTGCGGTTAAATTAAGGGGAAGTGTTGTGTTTTAATAAATTATGTCGGATTATAAAACTTCCAAACCTGTTTCCAGTTTTGACCGTCATAAAAATCATACCAGATACCGGTGTTGTTAAATGCGATTGATGCAATCTCGCCAGAATCATATTGTAACTGGAATGCCCGGTCGGTCCGGTCGGAATATACGGCTGTAAACCCATTAATGTTCTTGACGCCGTTTAAAGTCACCTTTGCGTTGGCCGCTGCTAAATTGCTATTTGCTATATAAAAAACATACCCATGAAAGGAGTAAAATGAACCAATTAAAACTATTAAACAATACAAAATACGAATTAATAACAAACGGGGTGGAAGAATCCGGCGATTACCTGACACTATCATTTCTTCCCGGATTAGACAGTTTTGAAACTGTAGAAGCCGAATTTAATCCGACAAACACAGAAAGAATCTACATACTTGGTTTGGACAGTCAGCCGATAGAAGTAAAAACCGGATTTACTCAGCTGGTGGAGATGCATAAGAAAATGAATTATGTCATATCCTCTGAAACAGTAAATACCGGAACCGAGGAAGAGCCAAATTACGAAACCAATGAAGTGAAGGAAACCATTATGATTGCAAAGCTTCGGAGGCCGGATATTAGAGATACAGTACAGACCTTGCAAGATACAGTGGATGCAATGATTTTAAGTCAACTGGAGGTGTAATATGTATACAACATTAAAAAGGTTATATAACAATGGAAAAGGGCCATTAACCGTTGATGAGCTTAACCGGGCTGTATTACTTGGATGGATTACAGAGCAGCAGAAAAACAGTATAATTGGAGGATGATTATGAGAGACATCACATTGTGTCATCCACGCTTGCAGCTTTTAGCAGGTCAGTTGGTGGACGAATGTAATAAACAGGGATTAAAAATTAAGATAGGAGAGACACTGCGGACTGTGGCAGAGCAGGATGCTTTATATGCTCAGGGCAGGACTAAACCGGGCAACATTGTAACTAATGCGCCTGGTAGTAGTTATAGCTCCTATCATCAGTGGGGAACAGCTTTTGATATATTTCGTAATGACGGCACTGGTGCTTATAATGAAATTGGTGGATTTTTTAACCGTGTAGGTGCTATCGGTGTATCTTTGGGACTTGAATGGGGTGGAAATTGGAAGTCTCCTGTGGACAAGCCACATTTCCAATTGCCGGATTGGGGAAGCAGCACATCTGGAATCAAGAAACTATATCGCACCCCGGATGAATTTATGAAAACCTGGGTGACAGAGGGACGCACTGGCTGGATTAAGGATAATAACGGCTGGTGGTACCGCAGACCAGATGGAACTTACCCGGCTAATAAGTGGTGTGTCATAAATCACCATTGGTATCTGTTTAACAAAGACGGATATGCTTGCACCAGCTGGCACCGCTGGAATGGTAGCGTATGTGACCCGGATGATGGTTCGGGGGATTGGTATTACTTTGACCCTACACCAAACGGTCCATTGGAGGGGGCGTGCTGGCATAGTCAGGATAATGGGGCGCAGAATATCTGGTACATAGAGGACTCTAATTCAATATAAAAGCGCCAGATTTTTACACTGACGCTTCTATAAATATTATACCATCTTCGGAAATATGCAACACGAAATGCAACACGGAGCCTATAAACCGCATAAAACCGTTATATTTTACGGGTCCGATTCCCGTCAGCAGCTTGTGGATAGCCTGGTATTTACCGGGCTTTTTTTCTTTTTGTGCCGCATTGGTGTATACGTATGAAACTGTAAACGGGGCAGAGGAGCCAGTGGCCCGTGTCACTTGCCCATATTGCGGCAGGGAATTTACAACGGATATGGATTTTATGTGGTAGGAATTTTATATGGTAGGAATTTTATATGGTAGGAATTTTAAGGGATAGCCTGGACTGTCCCTTTTTTTCTGCCATGGCCACATGAGAATTGACGGCTCAATTCTTTGTACCCTTGTAAATATCTGGATTAATAATCATCCCGGCCGGAGTATCCTTAAACAGGCGAGGGGAGGATAATTGTACCTAAAAAACAATAAATTTAATATGATTACAAAATAACCTAATTATTTATAAGAAAGAATAAATAATATCCGGGCAAATCCCTTCCTTTTTCGACATATTTATGATAGAATTTATACTATTCGGCAAATAGTTACTATTTACATGGTACTTTTTACATAATTTCCCAAGGTTGAGAACAGATGGGAGGATTTATTTTGGATATGGTTGGGGGTCTGGAGTCATAAAGAGAGCGGGCTCCCTTTTATATATTGGGCAGGGGGGATATAGATGTTGGACTGGGGCTTTGGATTAGGGGCTTTTGGGATGTTTTTCCTATATGACTGGAATCGGGTTTTTTTGAAAAAAAATGGCTTCGCCCCGCTTTTTGCGGCAGGCAACCTGCTGCTG